CCATGGTCTCTTAGCGCGACGCCTATTCCAGAGGTGCCACCGGACATAACTCAGGCGATGCAGAATATCATGCAGCAGAACCTGATGCAGTATTACGACGCTGGCGGGGAACCGCCGAACGAGGATGAGCTTAAACAGCTTGCGTCGGGTATGAAAGATACGGCCATGCGGTCTATGAAGTTCGAAGCGGAAAAGCGCGTCGAGCGGATGGAAACCAAAATGGAAGACCAGATGCTTGAGGGCGGCTTTACTAAGGCGCTGTTCGAGTTCACTAACGACATAGCCACATTCCCTTACGCTGTACTTAAAGGGCCGATTCCACGCAAACGTAAGGCGATGAAATACGTTGAAGGTGGACTAGGCGTTGTAGATGTACTTCGCGACGAGTGGGAACGCGTCGATCCGTTTAAATTCTACTGGATGCCGTGGGGCGATGACATTCATTCAATGCCCGTTGCGGAACTACACCACCTGACACGAGACGATGTTGAGAACATGCTCGGCGTTGAGGGCTACGACGAAGACGCAGTACGTTCTATTCTTACTGACTTTGGCTCAGGCGGATTCAGTTGGCTAGATCACAACGACGACCTCATGGAAGACGCCACAGGGCAGGATTTCGACGAGGCCAACACAGATTTAGTTGCGGCTATACAGCTGTGGGACACTATTCCCGGCGATGTTTTACTCGAATGGGGACTGAGCGAAGACGAGGTCGAAGACCCACAAAAATCTTACCCCTGCGAAGTGTGGATGATCGACAATATCGTTGTTCGTGCGGTGCTTAACTACGATCCACTAGGGCGCAAGCCTTACTACATGACATCTTTTGAAAAGGTTCCGGGCCGTATTGACGGTAACGGGGTCGCTGACCTTTGTATGGACGCTCAGAATATGTGTAACGCCGCTGCTCGGGCGCTTGCAAATAATATGGGTATTAGCTCCGGTCCACAGGTCGGCGTAAATATTAGCCGCCTTCCAGCGGGAGAAGACATCACACAGATGTACCCGTGGAAGATTTGGCAGTTTAGGCAGTCTGACTACGCAGACTCAACTCCCCCTATGAGCTTTTTTCAGCCTAATTCTAATGCTGCTGAACTTATGGGGGTTTTCGACCGCTTTATGGCGATCTCTGATGAGGTATCAGGCATTCCGCGTTATATGACCGGTCAGCACGTTCCGGGCGCAGGGCGTACGTCCTCGGGGCTGTCTATGCTCATGTCCAACGCCGGTAAGAGTATCAAACAAGTTATTAGTAACATCGACCACGACGTTATGCGCCCAATGTTAGAGCGTCAATACCAGAGAAATTTAAGGTATTCAGATGATCCAGACCTTATCGGCGATGTCCAGATTGTGGCAACAGGCGCAATGTCGCTTGTCGTTAAAGAAGCGGAAGCTGTCCGTAAGACTGACTTCCTCCGTCTTATACTGGAAAGTCCGGTTGCACAGCAGATTGTTGGCCTACCGGGTACAGCTGAACTACTCCGCGACCTCGCGGGTAATCTTAACACCAATGTTGATCGTCTTGTCCCTAGCCGAGAAGATGTTCAGAAGCAGCAAGAGTTAGCTCAGCAGCAAGCAATGATGATGCAGGAAATGCAGGCTCAGCAACAGGCAGCGGAGCTACAAGAAGACGGCACGCCAAAAGGTGGGCGACAGGACAACGCAATGAGTCCGCGCCCAAATGGTAAGTAGTCTTCACATGTGTTGACATGTTAACATGTTTAGAGTAGATTTATCCCATGATTGACTTGAATCTTTGTGACCAGCAGCACGTAAAAGCACTGTTGAGGCTCAAAGAAACAGGTGAAACGGCTCTGTTAGGTCTCTTTGAGACTGAAGCTGAGTTAGCCAAAGCGCGGCTAGTAAAAGCGACTGATATGGTAACAATCCACCGGTTGCAAGGACGCGCAGAAGCATTTGAAGACCTACTTGAAGCCGTTGAAGAGGCGGCGAAGGTAGTAAACCGCTCGTAAGAGCACGATGAAGCACACCAAAGACGGGAGCAGCCTACCTCCGGGCGCTGTGAAACAGAGTTGGTGCTTTGAGGAGAACCATATGGCGTTGCCAAAGCAGGTACAGGCACAGATTGCCGAAATTGAAGCGTACGAAAAATCGCTAGAAGCCCAACACGAACCTCAACCCGAGGAGTTGGATACGGAAGCGGAAGTAATATCTACGATTGAAGCATCACCCGAACCTGACGAAGCGAAGCCAGCTGACACGTCACCGACGGACGTAGAGGACGACTTTAAGCAGAAGTACAGCACCTTACGAGGCAAGTACGACGCTGAAGTTCCAAGGTTGCACCAACAGGTGCGCGAAATGACTGAGGAACTAACAGCAATCCGTAAGGAGATGACTGCTAAAAAAGACGAGCCGACAAAGCCGAAGGAGAAAGTCAGTTTAGTGACCGACGCAGATCGAGCCGAATTTGGTGAAGAACTGCTGGACGTTCAGCGCCGAGTTGCGCAGGAAGTCTCTCAAGACTACGAGGGCCGACTTGAACAGCAAGACGCGGTTATCAAGAAGTTGCAGGACGAACTTGCGAAGACGGGTAGCCAAGTTGGAGAAGTAGGATTTAGTCAGAGGCTCAACCAAGCCGTGCCTGATTTCCCACAGATCGACAACGATGAGCGTTGGGTAGCGTGGTTAAATGAGCATGATCCTATGCTTAGAGGCCCACGCAGAGTTCAAGCACAGCAGGCGTTTGATGCCGGTGACGTAGAAGCCATAGCCCACTATGTGAGCATGTGGAAGGAAACGTTAGCAGCACCGACCGAAGCTAAGCCTAACCAAGCCGAACTTGAAAAGCAGGTTGCTCCAAACCGTTCTGCTAATTCTGTTCGTACACAGAGTGCTTCCCAGAACTCTAAAATTTATTCGCCCAAAGATGCGGATAGAGCTTGGAATAAGGTTCGTACACTGAATACGCGAGGGCAGTACGCTGAGGCGGAAAAACTTGAAGCTGACTTGACAGCTGCGTATATGGAAGGCCGCGTTAGAGCTTAGGCATAACGTGTTAACATGTAAGCAGCTATTGAGTCGATAACCAACTTAATAGGAGGCCAAAATGGCTGCTGTATTCCCCGTCGTCTCATCAGGCGCATTCGACACAACCCCATCTTACTCAGGTGGATTTATCCCACAACTATGGTCGCAAAAATTGAACGCTAAGTTCTATGCGAACACTATGATGACCGAAATTTCCAATACTGATTGGGAAGGCGAGATCAAAAACCAAGGCGATACAATTCGTATCCGTACTGCACCATCAATCACAATCAACGATTATGCTGGCGCTGGTACTACACTGACTTCTGAAGTCCCTGCTCCGATCTACCAAGACATGCAGATCGACCAAGGTAAATACTTCAGTGTTCAAGTAAACGATGTACTCGCGCACCAAGCGGACATGGACTTGATGAACATGTTCACTGATGACGCTGCTAAACAGCTGAAGATCAACATTGAAAACGATACGTTCTTCAACTGGTTCGTAACTACAGGCGCAAACGCGTCAAACAAAGGTGCGACAGCGGGCGCTATCTCAGGTGCTTACAACTTGGGTACTGACGTAGCTCCAATCGACCAAGCAACTCCTGCAAACATTTTGAACACAATCTTGCAAATGTCTTCAGCGCTTGATGAGCAAAACGTACCGGAAGATGGCCGCTGGCTCATCATTTCACCACGTGATCGTCAGTTGCTGATGCAAACAGACATTGCTCAAGCCTACTTCACAGGCGATCAGTCAAGCACCATTCGTACCGGTAAAATCGGTATGCTGGATCGCTTCACTGTGTATGTGTCCAACTTGCTGCCAAAAGGCCAAGCAGGTAAAGCACTTGTTGCAGGTCTTTCAGCCACTTCTGGCGGCGCTTCAGTGACTAACGCTAAAGCACGCCGCATGATGGTCGCTGGTACAAGTACAGCTTGTTCGTTTGCTTCGCAGATCAGCAAAACTGAGCCACTGCGTAACCAGACTGACTTCGGCGACATCGTTCGCGGCCTAGCCGTATATGGGCGCAAGGTTGTTAAACCAGAAGCTCTCTGCACTGCAATCGTCGGCGCAGCCAGCTAATCACTGACTTAACGGGAGGGGGCGCAATCCCCCTTCCACAACCGCTAGAGGGCTGCTGATGGCTACCATAAAAGTTATTGACGTAATTTCACGCGTCGAAGCTATATTGCAGGACGCAAATGTGCGTTGGCCCCGCGTTGAGCTACAAAAGTGGTTGAACGAGGCGTACCTTAGTATTGTTTTACTTCGCCCTGATGC